TGTGACAATTTCTCGATAACATAATTTCAAAACGAGCAGAACGATTTTTCTATGAGGTGATAGATTGGACAATTACAAAGGAATTGAATACTTTCGTAAGAAGTTAGCGCAGAAGCGCAGACGAGTGCGGACAAGGTACGAATACTATGAAATGAAGAACCTAACACATGACTTTATGACTTCGGTTATTCCGCCTGAATTCAAAAACTTTTGTGTATCACTTGGTTGGTGTGCAAAGGCGGTTGACAGCATAGCGGACAGATTATTCTTTGACGGCTTCAAGAACGATAACTTCAACCTTAACGAAATTTACAATATGAACAACCCCGATATACTGACGAATTCAGCAAACCTTTCAGCGCTGATTTCGTCTTGTTCTTTTATTTACATTTCGCTTGATGAGAACGGATACCCGAGGCTTCAAAACATAGACGGCGGAAACGCAACGGGCGAGATTGACCCGATAACCTATATGCTGAAAGAAGGCTATGCGGTATTAAGCAGAGACGAATATCACAAACCTATCCTTGAAGCGCATTTCATTAAGGGCTATACGATTTACTACGAAAACGGAAGGGTAGTTGATTCAAGAACGAACAATGCGCCTTATCCGTTGTTAGTGCCGATTATCAACCGTCCTGATGCGGTAAGACCCTTCGGTCATTCACAGATTAGCCGAGCTTGTATGTCAATCACGCAATCAGCATTAAGGACATTAAAGCGAAGCGAGATTGCAAGTGAGTTTTATTCATATCCGCAGAAGTATCTTCTCGGCACAGAGGACAATGCTGAATGGGAAGGCAAGAAAGCAACGCTTGCATCGTTCCTGAATATCACAGAAGGCGAGAACGGAAGCAAGCCGACAGTAGGACAGTTTGCACAGCAGAGTATGACACCGTTCGTTGAGCAGATGAGAATGTTTGCTTCACAGTTTGGCGGCGAAACAGGGCTTACGCTTGACGACCTCGGCTTCCCGAGTGACAACCCTTCATCAGCCGAAGCAATCAAGTCGGCACACGAAAACTTAAGGCTTAAAGCAAAGAAGGCACAGCAGACCTTTGGAACGGGATACCTCAACGCAGGGTATCTTGCCGCTTGTTTAAGGGATGAGTTCCCATACGAAAGGGCGGCGTTCTATCTTACCAAGCCGATGTGGAAGCCGTTATTCGAACCTGATATGGCAACCTTCAGCACATTGGGTGACGGCATTATTAAGATTAATCAGGCAATACCCGGGGCGATTGACAAGCAGATTGTCAAAGACCTAACGGGACTTGACATACAAATCGAAGATGTAAGAGACATTGACGAAGCGGAAGCAGGTGGTGCTTTTGATTAATGCCGAAACCTTAACCGCCATTGACGAATCGTTCAATCAAGCGATTAAGAATAACAAAAGAGTGCAAAGGCTATATAAGCGAATAAGAGACGGCACGGCAACCTTCGTTGATGCGGGAGACTTCGCAAAGGATATCGGGACCGTTCTTTCCGCAGCCTTCAAGGAACACATATCCGTTGAAATTCTTCCCGATGGTAGGTTGACTTGGGAAATCGGCAACGAGATTGTAAGACCTGAAATATTGAAAGGCTATGACTATACGGCAGGATATTTCAATGAAGTGCAATCAGCGTTATTCAAGAAAAAAGGATTAAACATCAAAGGCGTTCCGCCTGATGTAAGCGAGGACAGAATTGACGGCATTCTTACCAAACTATATTCCGATACCTACGATAAGACGGGGTGGATTTTGGAAGATGCAGGGTATTTACAGAATTACTTTGAATCAGTTGTTGACACGGGACTAAAAAACAATGTAGGTATGCTTGCACAGAGTGGTATTCGCCCGAAGATAGTAAGGGAAGTTGATGCAGGAGCTTGCAAGTGGTGTATGAACCTTGCAGGAACTTATGACTACCCGACATCGGACGAAGTATACCGAAGGCACAGAGATTGTCATTGCCGAGTGACATACGAAATCCCAAACGGCTTCAGGCAAGATGTATGGAGCAAACGGGAATGGTATGTTGACAAACAGGTTGAAGCGAGAAAACGCTTTCAAATAACACAAACGAAGCTCTCGCCCGAAAAGGCGAAAGAGCTTCAGGAAATATTGCTAAATCAATAAAGGAGTGGGAGTATGAGCCGATTAGGCAGACAGACTCCTACTTTTGCTTTTACTCTTCCTTACTCGCAGACATACGGCGAGGAAGCCGTTGAATTGTACGAAACTACAACGAGAACGGCAAGGGAATGGCAGAGCCTGCTTGTTTATGACATTTTAGCCTATGACGAGGAAGGCTTGTTTGTTCATTCCAAGTATGGATACGAAATACCAAGACGAAACGGAAAGGGCGAGGTAATCGCCATAAGGGAATTGTGGGGACTTGCACACGGCGAAAGAATACTTCACACGGCGCACAGGACAACCACATCGCATTCGGCTTGGGAAAGGCTATGTATATTACTTGACGAAGCAAATGTTCAATATACGGCTACAAAACAATTAGGACTTGAGACCGTTAAGGTGGACGGCGGCGGGTCAATAGCATTCAGGACTCGTTCTTCAAAAGGCGGACTTGGTGAGGGATACGACCTTCTCGTAATAGATGAAGCACAAGAATACACAATAGACCAAGAATCAGCCTTGAAGTATGTTGTCTCGGATGCGGAAAACCCGCAGACAATATTCTGTGGAACTCCGCCTACCGCCGTTTCCTCGGGAACTGTGTTTATGAAAATGCGGGAAGCGGTAATGCTTGGCAAATCGTCAAACACAGGTTGGGCAGAATGGTCGGTTGAACATCAATCACCAACAGACGATGTTGAACTGTGGTATGAAACAAACCCGTCACTTGGGCAAGGTTTAACCGAAAGGAAAATCAAGGACGAAATCACAAACGATGACCTTGACTTCAACATTCAGCGTCTTGGCTATTGGGTTAAATACAACCAAAAGTCAGCAATCACATCAAGAGAATGGGACGAGCTGAAAGGAATGCCCGAACCGAGCGGCAAACTTCACATTGGCATTAAATACGGACACGATAACAAGAATGTTGCGATGTCTATTGCTGTTAAGAGCGGTGACAAGATATTCGTTGAGGCGATTGATTGTCAAGGCATACGAAACGGAAACCAATGGATTATTGATTTCTTGTTAAGACAGCAGAAGAACATTGCACAAGTTGTTGTGGACGGTGCCAATGGGCAGGAAATCCTGAAAGCCTTAATGCTTGACTACCGCTTAAAGCCTCCGCACTTGCCGACAGTTAAAGAAATCACAATGGCGAATGCGGGATTCGAACAAGCGGTATTTGCAAAGTCAATAATGCATAACGCACAGCCTTCGGTTGTTCAGGTAGTCACGAACTGTGAAAAGAGGGCAATCGGCAGCAATGGCGGTTTCGGTTATCGTTCACAGATTGAAACGGCTGACATCGCCTTGATGGACAGTTTAATTCTTGCCCATTGGAGTTGTGCAAACCATAAGGAAAAGAAAAAGCAGACAATAAGCTATTAACACCTCGGTGTTGATAAATAAATTACGTAACTACACGGTTAAGTAGGAGGAAAATCGAATGGAAGAAAAGACATTCACACAGGAAGAACTTGACAAGATTATCAATGAAAGACTTGATAGGGCGCAGAAGAAACACGCTGACGAACTGTCAAAGAAAGATGCTGAAATTGATAAGCTCAACAAGGACCTGAAAGACACAAAAGAAAAATATCAAGGCTTCGATGACGAGAAAGCGAAATACGCCAAAGAAATTGACGAGCTGAAAGGCAAAGTCAAGGGCTACGAGACCGCCTCGGCAAAAAGGAAAATCGCAGACGAACTCGGACTTGATAGCAAGGCGATTGAATTTATCGCAGGCGAGACAGAGGAAGAAATGAAGAAAAGCGCAGAAAAACTAAAAGCATTAACAGGCGCAACGCCTCCTCCGCTCGCATCAACAGAAACCAAACCCATTGACAAGGTTGAAAGTGCCTTTATGGAACTTAATGACCGACTCAAGGGCAATTAAATTAAGAAAGGATTTTTTACTATGGCAGCACTTACAGCAGGCACAAAGTTCCCGAGCGAACTTGTAACAGAAATGTTTGACAAAACCAAAGGTCATTCCGCTCTTGCAAAATTAAGCGGACAGACTCCTATTGCTTTTTCAGGCAATACAGTATTCGTATTTTCAGTTGATGGCGAGGCATCAGTAGTTGGCGAAGGCGGAGCAAAACCCGCAGGTTCAACCACAGTTACCCCCGTAGTCATCAAACCCATTAAGCTCGTATATCAGAGCAGAGTAACAGACGAATTCCTCAAGTGTGCAGACGAAAAGAGACTTGAACACCTCCGCAACCACGCAGAGGGATTCGCAAAGAAGATTGGTAGAGCAATCGACATCATCGGTATCCACGGTGTTGACCCTGCTTCGAAGCAGGCGATTTCAGGTTTCAAGAGCTTTGACAGCGAAGTAACCAAGAAGGTATCTTACAATTCAAGCAAACCCGATGAGAACCTTGACGATGCGGTAGCACTTATTACTGACGGCACCGTTACAGGTCTTGCGGTTTCACCTGACTTTGCATCGGCAATGGGCAAGATTAAGACCGATAATGGCTATCTTTATCCCGAATACAGATTCGGCAGAAATCCCGAGAGCTTTGAAGGACTTGCTTCGGACGTCAATTCAACAGTTGCTTTCAATTCTTCGGATGACAAGGCAATTATCGGTGACTTTGCAAACGCATTCAAGTGGGGATTCGCAGAGGATGTAACCTTTGAGGTTATTGAATACGGTGACCCTGACGGCGCAGGTAGAGACCTTAAGAGATATAACGAGGTTCTTCTTCGTTCCGAGGCTTATATCGGTCTTGGTATTCTTGATAAGGATGCATTTGCAATCGTAACAGACGAAGCAATCTCTGCTTAATTTTTTTTAAATGAGGTGATTAAATGAACTATTGCACAATAGAGGACATTGAAGCTTTATGGAGACCGCTTTCCGCTTCGGAAAAGGACAGAGCTGAATCACTTATCGAGATAGTAAGCGCATCGCTTCGGGAAGAAGCAAGAAAGGTGCGCCGTAATCTTGACGAAATGATTTCATACAATCCCGACCTTGCGGTTGTAGCAAAATCCGTAAGCGTAGATGTTATTGCGAGAACTTTAATGACCTCGACAAATCAAGAGCCTATGACACAGATGTCACAGGCTGCGGGCGGTTATAGCGTTTCAGGTAGTTTCTTAATCCCTGGCGGTGGCTTGTTCATCAAGAATTCCGAACTTGCCCGTCTTGGCTTAAAAAAGCAAAGGATAGGTGCAATCAATGTCTTTGATTAAAGGAATAACGGTTACCCTACACGAAAGAACGCAGATAGGTGTGGACGGCTTCAACAATCCGATTTTTGACAATAACGCAGTTGAAGTCGACAATGTGCTTGTTTATCCAACAGAGGACAAGGACATAGTAGATGCACTTCAGCTTTACGGCAAAAAAGCGGTTTACGAAATCTGCATACCCAAAGGCGATACGCATACTTGGGAAGATTGCCGAGTTGATTTCTTCGGCGAATCGTTCCGAGTATTCGGGACAGGCAAGGAATACATTGAAAGCAATGTTCCGCTTGATTGGAACAAGAAATACAAGGTTGAGCGTTATGAGTAATGTCAAAATAAAACTTAACCAAATGGCAATAAGAAACCAATTGCTAAAGGGCGATAAGACCAAAACGCTGATAATGGATTACGGCAACAGGGCATACGGCTCAATCTCTAATATCGAAGGCTACAAAATTGAACAGAGGACATATCCCGAAAGGTGCGGTGTTGCTCTGTTTGCCGAAGACTATCCTGCTATCAGCGATAACCTTAAAAATAACACTTTGTTAAAGGCGGTGAAATAAATGATTGAAAAGATTGTCCTTGATTATCTCTCGGCTAATACGAATATCCCGTGTTATACCGAAAGAAACGGGCAGAAAGGCAAATACATTGTCATTGAGAAGGTGGGAGGCGGTGAAACCAACCACATCAAAAGAGCAAGCATAGCCGTTCAATCATTGGCGGACAGTATGTACGAAGCCGCCGAACTTAACGAAGATGTTAAGGCAATAATGAAAGGCATTATTGAGTTTCCCGAGGTATCAAGTTGCCGACTTGATTCCGACTATAACTTTACCGATACCGCAACAAAGAAATACCGCTATCAAGCGGTGTTTGATTTGGTGCATCATTAATCTAACGAAAGGAAGAAAAACCCATGGCTATAAATTCAGCAGAGGTAAGCACAGGCAAGCCGAAAATCACGGGTGCTATCTATTATGCGGCTGAAGGAGCAACGCTCCCGACAGATGCTGCAACAGAACTTGGCGAAGGTTTTGCGAATCTTGGATATGTATCCGAGGATGGCGTAACCAATGCAAATTCAGTTGAAAGTGAAAATATCAAAGCTTGGGGCGGTGACATTGTTCAGTCATCGCAGACCGAGAAAACCGATACATTTCAGCTTACGCTTATTCAGAGCATCAACACAGATGTTCTCAAAGCCGTTTACGGTGCCGATAATGTAAGCGGAACACTTGAAACAGGCATCACAGTTACAGCGAATGCAAAAGAACTTCAGGCAGCTTCTTGGGTAATTGATATGATTCTTACAGACAACACACTTAAAAGAATTGTAATCCCGAGAGGCAAAATTTCGGAACTCGGCGAAGTTGTTTACAACGATACCGACCCGATAGGCTATCAGCCGACAATCAACGCCCTTCCTGATGAGGCGGGCAATACCCATTATGAGTATATCAAAGGCGGAGTTACATCCGCTTAATTCAATTTAAAAAAGGAGCATAAATATGGCAAAGACAAAAAGCGGATTTGAATACACCTTACCGAAAAACCTTGCAGACGATTTTGAATACCTTGAGCTTGTCAAAGAAGCGCAGGAAAAACCTTTAGCGGTCATTGACATCGCAAAAAAACTTCTCGGCGAGGATGGGTACGAAAGATTAAAAGAACATTGCAAAGTTGACGGAAGGGTATCAACAGAAAAGATTGTTGCAGAAATCACAGAGATTTCGAACGATGATTCCGAAATAAAAAAATAACCGCCCTTGCCGTAATGCTCAATCTTGATGAGGATGCGGTCATATGCGACCTTGCAGAAACATATCAAGTTTACAATTGGAGGTCGCTGCCTGTTAGTTTGGTGGCGACCTTTGTTTGCGGTTTAGGGCAAAATTCAAGAATTAAACGAAAACTATCAAACGAGGAATATACAACAGAAGAACTGTTGTTAATGAATATAGCCGACAGTCTGTCTATTCTTATTTGGCAGAATACGAAGGACGGACAAAAAGGCACAAATAAACCGAAACTGTTCACAGAGATGTTGAACAAGAAAAACGATAACACGCAAGCCTTTGACAGCATAGAAGAATTTGAACTGACAAGGCAAGCGATATTAAGGAGTTGATGCAATGGCTGATTCAATAGGTCAGGCATATGTGCAGATATTACCAACAACAAAAGGCTTCAGCAGTAAGCTTTCATCCGAACTTGGCGGAGGCGGAGCAGGCGGTGCGCTGATGGGCGCAGGAAAAAAGATGGGAGGTAAGCTTGCCATTGGACTTGCGGCGGGCGCTGCTGCTGCGGGACTTGGAAAGATTGTTGCAAAGAGCATAGGCGAAGGCAAGGAACTTGAACAGAACCTCGGCGGTACAGAAGCCGTATTCGGTAAGTTTGCGGATAATCTTCAAAAGAAATCCGCAAAGGCTTATAAGAATATGGGTATGTCCGCTTCGGACTATATGGCAACGGCAAACAAAATGGGTTCGCTGTTTCAGGGTTCAGGTGTCAAACAAGAACAAGCCTTGAAAATGACAACAGATGCGATGCAGAGGGCTGCCGATGTTGCTTCCGTAATGGGTATTGACACCGCAACAGCAATGGAGTCGATTGCGGGTGCGGCGAAAGGTAACTTCACAATGATGGACAACCTCGGTGTTGCTATGAACGCAACAACACTTGAAGCTTATGCCCTTGAAAAAGGAATGAATTTTGAGTGGAAAACCGCTTCCAATGCCGAAAAGTCGGAGCTTGCGATGAAAATGTTTATGGACAGGACATCGCAATACCAAAACAATTTTGCGAAGGAAAGCGAAAGCACGCTGTCGGGTTCGCTCGGTGCTATAAAGGCGTTGTCACAGGACATCCTTGGCAATCTCGCAATCGGCGCAGACATAACGCCACAGTTGAACGACTTGCTGAACACGGTGCAGACCTTTCTTATAGACAACCTTCTTCCAATGGTAAGCAATGTGTTAACGGGATTGGCGAATAATGCGGGACAGTTAGGAAGCATTCTTTCAACCTTAATACTCAATATTGGACAGCAAATCATAACGCTTGCGCCGACCTTGTTACAAGCGGGCTTGACACTTTTGCTTGAACTTGGAAAAGGATTGGTTCAAGGCTTACCACAGATGATACCGATGATAACACAGGTTGTTGTCGAATTGGTTAAAACGCTGACAGAACCAAGCAATCTTACAATGCTTATATTGACGGGCTTAAGTCTTATCATAGCCCTTGCGGAAGGACTTGCCGATGCTGTTCCTGTGCTTATCTCGGTGCTTCCCGACCTCATAACGAATGTTGTTAACACTTTGATAAAACTTGCGCCGAAGCTCTTACCCGTGGCGATTAAACTTGTTGCGACTCTTGCAATAGGCTTGATTAGCCAGATAGGTGCATTAGCTGCGGCTTCTTTCAAGTTAATCACATCTCTTATCAACACTTTCAAGAAAACGGATTGGAAAAAAATCGGAAAGGATATCATTGAAGGCATCAAAAAGGGGCTTTCAGATGCAAAAGAAAAGCTTTTAAGTAAAATAAGGGAAATTGCCTCGCTTCTTCCTGATGCGGTTAAAAAACTGCTCAAAATTGGCTCACCTTCAAAGGTGTTTGCTGACGAAGTAGGCAGATGGATACCTGCGGGCATTGCATTGGGCATCACGCAGAATGCAGGAATGATTGACGATGCAATGGACGGAATGTTCCGTAATCCTATGCTTACAAGCGGCGGTATGAGTATGAATATCACAGCAAGGGACAACACATCCGCATTCACATATGCTGGAGTTTACGATGCAATCAAAGAAGGTGCGTCACAAGCTCGTCCCGTTGTGATTTTAAACAATAGAGTGCTTTCAAGAGAACTGAAAGGAATGGGGGTAAGTTTTGCTTAATTTCAAATACATTTCAAGCAGAGGCGTTGAGTTTGACTTGCTCACTAATGACAGATTTATAACCGAGTGCAACGCCTTTGATTATGAATATTCGCCTGTTACATTCGGCAAGAGATACGGTGCCAAAGTTTACGGCTTTGAAATGCCGATGAAGGAGATTAAAGCGGTAATCTATGTATTTGGCGAAAACAGAAAAGAACAAATTAATGAATTGTTTGCCGCCTTCGATTATGATGTAGCGAATATGCAACCGGGGATGATAGTCTGTAACGATTATTCAATTCCCGCTTTCAGCGTTTCGGCATCCGAGGGGACAAACAATACTTCTTCGCTTCTTTGGGATTCGGTTACAAGGACTCTCCTCTGTCCGTATCCGTTTTGGAGCAAACAAACGCAGTTTATGCTTTTTGAGGACTCGGGGATTGTTACCGAGTTTGAAAATATAAAAGACTACCTTCCTGTAAGCGAAAACGGAAAGGCAGACTATGAATGGGATTTGATGACGGATGTCGGCAAACAGACAAGTTTTGTCAATACCGACCTTGTAGGAAGCGAATGGGTGCTGACTATCAACGGAGCGGTCAACGGTCCCGTAATTCACATCGGGGACAAGACAATTGAACTTGATGTGAACATAGGCGAGAATGAATATGTAACGATAGACAGCCGAGACAAGACCATAATCCTTCACAGAAGCGGAGGCTCGGAAGAAAATGTTTTCGGCTACCGAGATGTATCCGTTGACATATTCACAAAAATCCCGAGAGGCACAATTGAGGTATGGTGGGAAGGTGAATTCACTTTCACGCTTGCTTTATATGACGAAAGGACGGCACCGTTATGGAACTAATCTATGCAGACCATAACCGCCTTGCCCTCGGTCAGCTTTCTTCCTTCGACATCGACTTTGATGCGGCGGGGGAAAAGAACTTTGAAATGACGATTGACGATTTCCTGTTAAAGAAAGACTATTGGTTTTTTATTCCGAATACGGAAATAGGCGGAATCGTTGATTCGGTGACTATCAATACCGAGGACAATTCGGTAAAATACAACGGCAGAAACTTCAGGGGCATTCTTAACGATAAGGTGTTATCTGTTCCGAGGGGAAGAACATACATCAGCGCACAGGGTGACATTCAGGGAGTAATCAACGAATTACTGACAGAATCAGAGCTTGACGATTGTTTTGTATGCCTTCCACCTGATACGGAGGATGTTGACTCCTATGTCGATTTTGCCTTTGACCCGTTCTGCACGCTATATGACGGAATGATAGCACTTGCGAATTCAATCAATTTCAAGTTGCTTCTGTCATATAACGCACAGACAAACAAAGTTGAAATAATACCGATGCTTGCGGAAAACTTCACAGACTTTTTGACCTACACAAAGGACTCTTCTGTTAACCTTGAAATGCAGGACAATGCAATGGCGGTTAACCACTTTGTGTTAGTTGGATATGACGAAGGCAAGCGGTATCAAATAGACCTTTTTGTTAATGAAAATTCACAGATTGTTGACTTTGCCTCGGTGCTTGCACCGATTAAGGACAGTCAGTACATCCTTGACAACAGGAATCAGCAATTCTTTGGTATTGACGAAAAGACGGAAGTGCGGACAACAGAAAGCATATCGCCGATTGAAAACTATGAATATTTATCTTCCAAGCCTTCCGATTGGTCGGATAATTATGCTTCTTATTTTTATCAAAAGACCGAAGGCGAAGGGGACGAGGTTGATGTTGACTACGAAAACATAGAGCCACAATTGAACTATGAACAGTTAGCCTCGCAGCCTTCTGATTGGGCGAAGAACTATGCTTCATATTATAAGCTTGTCGAAGGCGAATATCAGGGAATAGACGGCGAAACAACCACAACGGAAACTTTCAAGAAAGTAAATAAAAAGCCGAAAGGATGGAAGGAAGGTTACAAAGATTACTATTACCGAACAACAGACGGCTTGACTTATGAATACACTTCAATAAGCGGTAATTCTAAAAATTATTACAAAAAGCAGATATATCGCCCTACCGATTGGACAAATAATTGGAAGAACTATTATCAAGTAGTCAAAGAAAACGGTAAGACGAAATACGAACCCGCAGGAACTTATTACCGCCCGAGCAAATCGAAGAAGGGCAAAATGGTAAAAGAGTCCTCGAAGAAAGCTCCAAAGTGGCAGAAGCATAAGTTTTATACAAAGATAACGAAAACCTATGCACCGAAATTCTCGGCACGGGATGTCTATGTAAAGGTAAAAACCAAAAGCACAGAACACGCACCGACATTCGTTGCGAATGCGGTATATCGTCAATACAAAGTTGCGCCGTATTTCAACGGATGTTACAAACTTGTAATAGACCATTACGGCGGAATGATTACTTCATTGCTTGATGAACTTGAAATATACCCGATAAACAAGCAGGAAGTTTCAATAACAGACTTTGAAGCTGATATAGGCGATGTAGTCGGCGGATATGACGAAAAAACGGGCATAACAATGTCCGCACCGATATTGAATATTATATACAGAATAGAGCGAGGAATTCAGCGTTCTATTGAATATGTTTTAGGAGGTTAATATGCAGATTAATTTAGTAACAGGATACACAGGCGAAGCGCACATCAAGTCAGAGGACGATGCGCTTCTTAATTCGTTTCTTGCGGGACAGGACAATGCGGTAATCAATCTTGAAAGCGAATTCAACGATACAGATTGCGACATATCCTGTGATGCCCTTGTAAACGGTAGATTAACAAGAACAGATGAAGCGGTAAATCTTACCTTCACAAAGCCGTCAAGCGGTTATTATCGTTATGACGGCATATACATCGTATATAAGAAAGCGACAAGCGGAATTGAAAGTGCCGAACTTGTTTATTGCGAAGGAACGGAAAACGCATCACAGGAAGGCGCAGAACAGAATATCGGACAGCCGACAACCGGTGCTGATGTTGTTGCTTCTTCCGTCCTTCAGCTTTACGTAGTTGCTTGGGATAACGCACAGTCAAAAACAGAAAGTGCTGCTGTTAGTGTTGAAGGTGTTGTTTCGTCTGCTCAATATACCCGTGCAACGCTCCCAAGTTTACCTCCACAGTTTTCAAGCTTGCAAATTAGGGCGGTGAAAAAAGGCGGTTGGGCGTTCGTTGAAGCTGGCTTTTTGACTGACTCAGCAGTTGTTGCAGATAATTGGACAAGCGGTATGAATTTTACAATTACGGACTTGAATCTCCCGAGACCGTTAATTGTTCCTTCACAAACCATAACATATCCAAGAAGCGGTGCAAATATGCCGTTAGCATTCATGACGGCGAAGATTCTTGACACAGGCGACTTGTTTGTTGTGAATAATGACATCACAACAACCTTAAGCCACGGAACAGTAGGCACATTCAATTTTGCTTATCCTTGTGAGAGGTGATTGTATGCTTTTAACCTTTACTATTAAAAAACAGTTAATACGCAGGACGGATTGTGAAATACCCGTTGCAAAAAGTGAAAACTATCTGTACGCACAGTTTTCTTTTTCGGATGAATGGGTAGGAACAAAGACCGCTATATTCAACAATGGAACAGCGTATTCGGCTATTCTTGACGAAGATAACAAGTGCCTTGTTCCGTGGGAAGTAATAACAGAATCAGGCTTCAGCGTTTCGGTATATTGCGGCGACAGAATAACAGCGAATATATCTTTCGTAAAGGTGCTTCCTACGGGCTACATCGAAGGACAAACACCTGCCGACCCGACACCGACAGTATATGAGCAAATTCTTGCAGAACTTAATAAAAAACTTGAAGCCTTGAACATCAAGGCAGGGCAGAATGTCACAGTAGACATTGACGGCGATGATGTGATAATCAATTCAACGGGCGGCGGAACGGGTGACGCATATACCAAAGCTGAAACGGATGCATTGCTTGACGGTAAACAGAATGTGTTAACAAACGGATATGAAGATTTAACAAACAAGCCGTCAATCAACGGAACTACTTTAAGTGGAAACAAAACATCTGCACAGCTTGGAATACAAATAGAAATTGACTCCGCAATGTCCGACACAAGCGAAAACGCTGTGCAAAACAAGGTTATTAAGGGCTATGTTGATACAGCAACAACAGATAAAGTCGCTTCTTTATCTGTTTCAACGATATGGACAGGAACGCAGACGGAATACGATGCAATCACAACAAAAGACAGCAACACATTGTATTTCATAGTGGAGGCTTCAAATGGAGTTTAAATCAGCATATTTAGGTGATACAGAAATCATCAAGGCATACAAAGGTGATACGCTGTTTTATGAGAAGCAACAGGGCGGTTATGTTCAAGACGGACTTGTGTTGTTTCTTGATGGCTTAAATCAAGGCGGCGAAGCAGGGAAATGGATTGATACTGTCAACGGCAGAGAGTTTACACTGAAAAACGCCATACAATATGATAGTTATGTCAAGTTGAGAGGCGGAAATGTCAGAAACAGTGATTCAACGCCGTTCAAGACTATTGAAATAGTAATGAGAGTTAGAACTGGCGGCGGTACATATAGCTCTGTGTTTACCGCAAACTCTTCTAATAGAATGGGTGTTTACCGTAACGATACAAAAATATCGTTTGGACATAATTCTTCCGCTCCGTCGGTAACATATACGCAAGACGTCGTTCAATCCTTTTCAGCAATATTTAACGCAGAGAAGGACGGTGGAGTGTATACCTCAGTGTTGCTGAATAACGCAAGTGTACCAATATTAAGCGGCGACTCTTGGAGTTCGGGAATAGCGGGTACAAACATCGGTTACTACAATGGACAGTTCCCGTTATACGCTGACATTTTTGCACTTCGTCTGTACAACCAAGCATTGACGTCTGCTGAAAGAACGCAGAACTATAACCTTGATGTTCAGCGTTTTGGATTGTGAGGTGATACCAATGGAGATTAATTGGGGAATAGTGGTATCAATTCTGTCACTATTGATAACAGTTTATACCATCATTCGCACAAACGCTAAAAGCGAAGAAAAGATGCAAGGCGAAATTGCGGTAATAAAAAACGATGTCAAGCATCTTACTGAAAAGGTTGACAAGCACAATCAAGTCATAGAGAGGACATATGAACTTGAAACGCAGGTTGATATCTTAAAAGAAAAACAAGATGTTGCAAATCATAGAATTGCTGATCTTGAAGAAGATAATAAAAAACTTACAGACAAAATGAGTAATATGACGAGGAGAAATGGCATATGAAAGAAAGACTTAAAAGCAGAGTAGTATGGGGTGCGGTACTTGCACAGGTGATTATCATCATCGGTGTATTCCTTCCCGATGCTACAATCACAGCAGAAATCAAAGCGGTATTCACAGCAGTGCTTGAGATTTTTACAATCTTCGGTATTCTTAACAATCCAACGGACAAGGAGAATTTCTAATGAGCAAGACAAACAAAGGACTTGTAGAATGGGCAAAGAAGATGCTCGGTCATCCGTATTGGTACGGCACATACTGTAACACTTCTTCTCGCTCACTTTACGCAAGTAAGAAAAAGCAATACCCGTCAATGTACGAATGGAAACTGACGAGCAATCAGCTCAATACAAAAGTCACAGACTGCGTAGGCTTAATCAAAGGCTATCTTTGGTGCAAGGACTTTAACAGCACACCAAAGTACAACGGCTCGCAAGATGTATCTGCTAACGGAATGCTTGCAAAGTGCAAGAAGCACGGAACTATCAGCACTATGCCCGATGTCGCAGGAACGCTTGTATTCAAGCAGGGACACGTTGGTGTGTACATTGGCAACGGCTATGTTATCGAAGCAAGAGGACACGCATATGGCGTAGTCAAGACAAAGCTCAAAGACAGAGGTTGGAAGAATTGGGGCTACTGCCCGTGGATAGAGTATACAGTTGATGTTCCAAAGAAAACAGAAAGCAAGCCTACTACGAAGCCGATTGAAAAGCCGAAAGCAAAATCAACCTACAAAGGCGAATTTCCCAAGCTTGTTCTCGGCAGATGCCTTAAGATGTTCTCAAGAGGTGACAATGTAAAGAGATTACAGAAATTCCTCAATTGGTACGGCAACAATCTTGTTATTGACGGTATCTACGGAACAAGGACAAGACAGGCTGTCGAAAACTTTCAGAAGAAAGAGAAACTTGAGGTAGACGGCAAGTTTGGAAAGAAATCATTAGCGAAGGCAAAAACAATCAAAAAATAGGCAAATGGGGTTTTGCTCTCTTTTACCCTTTTGTGGCGGCGGGAAACCGCCGTCTTTTTTATTGTAATTAATTATTATTTTTAACGCACTTTTTAACGCACCTTGCGTTAATTAACGCACTTTTTTGCAAGTTTATGCAAGTTTGTGCAAGTTTGTGCAAGGCATAAGAAAACCCCGAAACCGCTTGATTTCGGGGAAAAATGGCGGAGAGCAAGGGATTCGAACCCTCGAGTAGGCTTTGACCCACTACACGATTTCCAATCGTATATAAACCGCAGAATATCGCACTATTTTCAATTCTTAACGCACATTTTAACGAATGTGTTCAGCTTATCAGCGTTCACCTTCTGTCTTTCTGCTGTGATGTGGGTGTATATATCCTTCGTCAATTCAACAGAGGAATGACCGAGCAATTCGGCAGCATCCTTTTCGTCAAGGTTGGCGTCATAGCAGATTGTTGCGAATCCGTGCCGAAGTTGATGAGCGGTTAAGTGAATATCATTGTCGGCTTGGAACTTGCGCCATCCTTTCAAGTATTCGCTTCGGGTGAAATAACCGCCTTTTGAGTTTTTGAATATAATTCCTTGCCTGTTCTGTAAAAACGCTTTTATGGGCGTTAGAATGGGTATTTTTCGCACACCTGAAGATGTTTTGGGTGTGCTTTTTATTTTTGGTGCTTCGCCTTCCCAATAAAGCGTTTTATTTATGTGAATATAGCCGTCCTTGATGTCCTCGGATGTCAGAGCAAGAGCTTCACCTCTGCGACAGCCTGTATAATACAAAAATCTTGCTAAATCAGCAAACTTGCCTTTTGCGTTTAACATCTTTTGTATTTCTTCCGTTTCAGGTAGGCTTCTCGGCTTATGTGGGGCGTTTCTCGGCACTTTTAGGAACAAGGCAGGAGATTGCTCAATATAGCCTTGTAATACCGCATAATTGAAAATAAGGCTTGCTGTGACCTTGCGGAGATTGATTGTCTGCCTTGCATATCCTTGCGCCTTCATTCTGTCAAGGATAGATTGCAACATCTGATATGTTATTTCAGTTATATGTAACCCTTCAAATTCTTCCTTCAAATCTTTCAAAGGGCGTTGATACCCGTTCCAAGTATTATAAGCTATTTCCTTTTCGTGTTTTTCGTTCCATTCGTCAGCAACAGAAGAAAACAAAGGGCATAGGTGCAGTTGGTAGCCTTTTTCGGCTTCTTCCTGCACCTTTTTTATTTTTGCGTTCAATTCCTTGCCTGTCTTGGCGTAAATCGGCTTGCGCTTATATGAACCGTCAAGCTGACGAACAAGGACATCTTTTCTTTTATAATCGTAACTCATTTGTAGAAACCTATTGTCATTTTGTCATAGCCTTCGGCATAAGCGGTTACCATTTCATTCCTGCGGTAATAATCGTTTACCATTGACTTTAAGTTGTTATCCCTTGCGATATATCCTGCAACAATCTTTTCGTCGTTCTGTTGAACACAAACCGCCACAGCTTCATTGTCGAATTCGTTTTGCGGTTCTTGAACAAGATGTAACCTTTCGCCTTTTTTTAGAATAACATCGAGGTGATATTCCCTTCCGACAACCTGCACATCATTATATTCATATGCCTTGTCATAACGCTTTCCGTTTTGCAAAAGTGATTCGGGCAGAGGCTTATTCGGTGCTTTTTTTTTAACAATACAAACAATAGTCAGAACAAAAGCGGCGAATATCAACAGTCCGCCGATGCTTTCCGTTTGTTTTATGCAGAAGCCGAGGACGATGCCCAAAAGCCACAACAATGTGGTAACGCTTAACAATAAATGCTTTTTTACAAAACTCATAATTCTACCTCCTATGCTGATTTTATAATTCGCTTTACTTTTCCCTTAACATTCAGGAATTGCAGATGCTTTTCATCAATGTTAATATCGGGGTAATAGGGATTAAGTGAATGAAGCCTTACAGACTTTTCATCGTAGAAAACCTTCTTCACATACCATTCGCCTTCATACAGAACAACGGCAATATCGCCCGAATCAACGGACGTCTGTTGCCTTACCTGAATCAAATCGCCTGTTTCTATCTTCGGGGACATACTGTCGCCCTTAACCCTTATAAAAAGAGTTTCTGCCGCCTCGGATGCGGAGCGGAACGGCATTGCTACATAGTCGACAACGCTTTCGTTTGCCAATGTTCCGAAACCTGCCGAAACACTTTCAAATGCGGGTATGCTATAAACCTTTTCTGTTACGGGTAACAATTCGGTATCGTCAAGCAATTCCGCAGGAGTTACATCAAGAGCATTAGCAAAAGCCAATAACGAGCTTTGTTTTAATTCCCTTAATCCCATTTCAATTTTATTAATTGCGGAGGCAGTTTTCAGCCCGACCATTTCGGCTAATTCTTGTTGCGTTAGGTTTTTTCTTTCCCTTAAATGTTTAATTTTTTCGTTGCACTTCATTTCAATCACTCCTTTGTATACAGATTATCATATTATAGCCGTATTGTCAAATTTTTTTTGCAAATTGTCAAAAAAAGTGTTGACATTATGGCTAACCTGTGGTATTGTATAGTCAAGGGGTTAGCCATTCTGGCTAAAATTTATGCCCTACAATAGCCGAAATGGCTAAAAGGAGAATTCATTATGACACTTGAACAGATTATTACAAACGAAAGAGAAAACAGACACGAGGAAGGCTCATATGGAATTAAAGCCTGTAAGGAAAGCATCGCATTTCAGGTAGAGTTTTTCCACAGAAGCTTATACGACCTTCTTGGTGAGTATGTAAAGAGAGCAAACGATGATGGCTTTTTTAACAGAGCTATGGTGCTTGCTTGCTGGGAAATGATTAACGAGGGCTAACGCCCTCATATATGGCGGGATGGTGTAATGGCAACACAACAGACTTTGACTCTGTCGATGATAGTTCAATTCTATCTCCCGCTGCCAAACTATTGAAGAAAGGAGTTGATATGGTGACGAAATCGCAAGAGCTTACCAATCGCATTCGTGGTGAGGGTTATACGATTGAGGACGTCGCAAGAGTTCTTGGTATCACAAGACAAAGTCTTGATAATAAAATTAACAATCGAGTGCTGCCGAGTGGTTACGTGGCGGAATTCAAAGCTGGTGAAATAGCAAAGCTGAAGAAGCTTCTCAAGCTAAACCTCACAGCAACTAACGATATTTTTTTTGATAGCGAATAGCCAAAATGGCTAAAAGGAGCGAAGAATGATTAAATTTTACACACGAGTTGACGTTGCCGAGATGCTTGGCGTATCTCTTCCAAAGGCAACAGAGATTTTTAACAGACCTGACTTTCCAGCTTTGATGCTCGGCAAGTGCTACAAGGTTGAGGCGGAAGCATTTAAGACATGGTGTCAACGAAGAAGAACGAATTCAGATTATAAGGAGTGAAATTATGACAATGACGATTGAAATGTTCTCGATGAGT